AATCTACTTGTTCAGGGTGATTATAAAGCCTTCGGGTCAATCACTTACATAGCTTCGGTTATTCCTTTTGCGCGGAGGAGGGTGGCGGGGGTTGATTTATTATATGAGTTGTTTCATTTCGACAGCATTCTTTTTAGCAGCTCTGATATACCAATCATAGTCGATATCTATAAGATTAGTTTTATCAGTTACTGCGTCATTGTATAATGTACAATTATCGGGAATACTTGCAATCTTATCATGCTTAATTATCTTGCCATCTTGTACTTTATACTTGTACAATGTACCTCTACTTCTATTGACTGTTGCGTATACTCTGTTTATATTTGTAGTATCGATCTCACCATTCTCGCTCGCATACAATACGCCATCATATGTAGGACCTTTCATAGTGGTCATCATAAAGTCTAAAGGTTTCATGCGCTTACGAACGGTATCTTCGATTGGAATATTTTTACAGTAATAATCAATAATACTATCATTAATAACAGGTGCATTGAGTGGCGTAAGAGGAACGTCCGAACCAGACTTTTTTGCCCATCTGCCTTTAAGTTTAGGTTTTGCATTAGGTTCAGAAAGAAGAATATAGTTGTTAACATTCTTTTGAAATACTGCATATTCTTCATCAATATCAAGAGGTATTTCAATATACTCACTAAATTCTTGTAATGCTCGATAGCAATCTTGCAGTTTATTTCTTTTAATTCTAAATAAAATACCATCGGTATTTGTTTGAATAACCAATGCTCCAAGATCAAATACAATCTTCGCCATACATGTTGTGAGCAATTGACCTGTCATACATAAAGCAATGATATTTTGAGGATCATACAAAGGACTATGTTCTTGTCTCATTGCACCAGTAGAAGCATTCAAAATAAGCTTGATTGAATCTCTTAATCCAAAAGCTTCTTTATACTCGTCAGTATTTGATAAACCTTGTTTTCGCATTTCTTTCAGATGTTTCTTTAGTCTTCTACATTCACTCAATAAAAATTGAAAGCGTTCTTTGCCTTCTTCAGGTATACCAGATGCATAATAGTTATAAACAACTAACAATGAAGGATATAGATTTTCAAAATCGGCATTGACTAAAATATAGTTGTCATCTGATATTGAATATAATGAATCTTCGTAAGTGCTATGAATACCGCCTGCTCCATAAACAAAGTTATTCTTCAAATATCTAACCTCATACGAAAAGTCGTTTGATAATTCAGTACCTTCAAACTGAGCGATTATAGTAGGATGAATTTTACTTTTGAATAATCGCTTAAGTTTTTCAGGTATCTCATAGTATGGATCATTGAGATTATCTTTTTTCTTTGCATGAAGCATTTTCGCACATACTTTAGCCGCAGTATTTTTAATACATTCAGCTTCATCTAAATCAGATAATCTTGAGCAGTTGGCTTTTGCATTAAGATAACCCCAACGAGCTCCGACTAATTTATTAGTTGCAAATACATCATGTTTGCAATATTCAATAATCTCTTTCTTATCTTCTTCAGAAAGATTTTCTTTACCAAATGGGATATTAGATTCTTTTATTAATAAACCAGTGTTAGATTCAAACTGTTTTAATGAACCCATAGTTTTGAGGTCATCAAACAAATCTGAGAATTCATACTTTCTCCAAAAAGATAAGTCCTTCCATTTGCCATCATTACTATTGATTATTTTCTGGTTGTGCATATATAATTCTTCTGGTGTATATCCCATACATGCAAAGTTGAATATCTGCATGTCATATCCTTTAATATTAAATCCAACTAAGTAGCCGAGTCTGGATACTTTTCTTAACTCAGCTACATAGTTTTCATCGTCAGAAGTAATTACTCCAAATTCAATATTATCGGTACCATTGTATATATTGTATACCATACAATTCCAATGTGGAAATACTTCCCAGTCGAATACAACTATATCTTTAGTCATCTTCTAATTCCTCAATATTAGTATCAGCTTCAGCAGGTTTCGTCGCAAAATTATTAAGGTCATTAAATCTTTCAATCTGTATTTTGAGTTCAGTGATTGCTGCAAGGTATCCAGTATCATAATTCATACCCATTTGCGAGTTATTTGTGGCATCGCTGCCAAGCATAAATAACTTAGTATATTGTAAATCGGTCAAATAATTTAATAGTATTTTACGATTTACTGGAGTATCTTCAATATCATTAACAGGTATCATGCATTCTCCTTTATATCAATTCTGATAATAATACCGCATTTATAGATAACAATACGGACTTCACTATTTTCAATAACAGTTTTGTTATACTTATCGGCTTTAATATCTTCATAAGCAATGTTGATTTGTTCGAAATATTTAGTAATCATACAATATGTCCTCCATGTTTCATTTCACGTACTCTGTTGTAATTAAGTTTTTCGGATATAACGTTAGTGAGTCTTAAATCAGAATTATTAACTATAGCATCACTGCTTTCAATAAAGCTTTCAATAAGATTTATAAAGTTAGAAAATACATTTTCAATACATTTGAACGCAATCTTTTCGGCATGCTCATCAATAAGCTCTTGGTTAGCAATTTCATAGTACTGTCCAAGAACTACATGTGCTTTACAAATAAACTCACAAAAATCTTCTCTTGTCCATTCATCTTCAACTTTCAAACCGTGTAAGGTATATCCTTTATAACCGCAGAAGCTCAACGTTCTAATTACAGCATCTGCAAGTTCAACATAAATACCTTCAGGCTTAAATTCGAAATCTGCATACCAGGTTGCCTCTTCTTTAATATCTCTTGTATTCCAATCATGAAATGCTTCACAGAGTTCTTCATGAATTGCGGCAATATAAGCAACATCATCTATATCTTCAGTATAGAAACCTTTGCTCTTTGCACTCGCATAGCAATAATCTTTTAATCTTTCAATAGTTTCAGTAGTCATTTTTATACCTCAGCATCAAAATTAAATTCAAGATATTTTCTACTTGCTAAATAGTCACACATATGTACATATCTTTCCCAAGTAGATTTAGGTTTGGGGAGTATTTCTTTTTTAGTCTTCCAATCTTTATTCCATTGACCCATATGAGACATAATCAAAGAACTAAGTAAAGCACCAGTTTCAGATAATCCTCTCTTACTAAAATACTCGTCATAAGTTACTGCAGCAATAAAAGGATGATCGGCCCTTGCATATTTCTCATGAGTTTTACCATGCTTAAATGTGTCATGAAGTATCAATGCCGCAATAATAAAATCTTTTTGGTCATCAGTATAATTTGTCAAAGGAAACAAACCATATGCAATTCTGACAGCAGCTTGAGTATGTCTGACCAAACCACCTTCACCGAGTGCATAACTCGGATGATACTTACCAGTACTACTTGCAGGTACTTCGAAGAAATAATCAGGTACTACATTTTCGATACAATCTTTGATTTCGTTTCTGAACTCTTCATTTTTAATATATCCGAGTTCAGTTTTGAATATGGATGCTTTTTCCATTTTAGGTAACCTCTTTTTATTTTAATAATTTTAATTTTTAATTTGAGTTTAGGCTGCTCTAAGATCATGCCTATTATATTTTATATAAAGGCCCTTATTATTTATATATAAAATTTTAATAGGCCTTAAACGCGATCATAACTCTTCCTCATTTTTTATAAATTTACCTTTCCGAACCGACAGATTAAATTCGGCGCATATATTATCGGTAAAGGTTTCAAATGATTGTCTTGATTTCCCATAATCAGAACACCAGCCAAGATATTCATGGTACTTTGAAATGAGACTTCTTCCAATAAAATCCTCTGCACAATCTAGTTCAGTTGCTTTGACCGACATATCAGAAGTTTTATTTGCTTTAACAAAACTTAAAAGAGTTGAAGATTGAGTTCTAAACTTTTCAAGTGCTTCTTGACAGCATATTGTATCAATTAATCTATCATTTATAAGAGCCGAGTTGATTGCAAGAAATGCCTTCCAGAATAAGTATTGCATATCCTCATGAGTAAATTCCTCAATAAGATTTGAGTTACGTTTGTCAGGTGCAACTCTATTTGTAATCTCAAGAATTTCAAGTCTTCGATAAAGACCATCAGTCTTATCTTTGAACATAGGCATTTTATTACAAGAGAAAATAAACTTTGCTTCATTGACCATTTGATAAGGTTTTTCATATTTTTGTTGAACCATAATAGGTAATGTACCGCAAAGTATTTTGATTGTCGCACCATCGAGAAGAGTATTCATTGAAATATCATCACCAATATTTACCAGTTTATCTTTTAATTGCGCTGGCATGAATGGACTCTCCAAGTCTTGCATGCTGAGTGCTGCACAGTTTCCAGCACCAAGCAATCTTCTAACTAACTCACAGAATGTAGACTTACCAGTAGCACCGGGACCTAATAAGAAAAATATTTTTTGAAATTTATTTCTTGATACAAAACAGTATCCAATAAATTCAAAAAGCTTATTCTTCTTTTCAACTGCCGATTGCTGTTCATTATCTGGACGGCCCTCAGTATATCCAGATAAGCCATTAATAAAGTTCTCTATTCTATCAGACCTTGCACAAGATGGAATAAACTCTATATCAATGTACCTTGTTGTAACATAATCAGGATTAAAATCAGATAACTCACCAGTAAGCAGATTGAGTACACCATTTCTGACTGTTATCTTTCGCCAGTCACTATTTACATTTTCTGCTGCAGTATAAGTTTTAAGTTTGATAAATTCAATAACCTCATTTCTCTTTTGCTCACCAAACTCAGCGTACCTTGCATGAATGTATCTGGCTAGTTGGAAGTCATCACAGTTTTCATAAAACTTACCATTGAACATATACATACCTTGATTGGTAGTAACGATTTTTAATTCTTGCAATAATTCAATAGCAATAGTATTAGGACTTATTTTTGTTACATCTGTACCTCTTTCAAGATTTTTGTCAGAGAGTACAGTTTTCTCTAATTCCTTTTGAGAAAGCGGTTCATCTAAAATATATCTATTACAAAGAGTAACGGCTTCTTTGATTTGCTCAATAGTAACATTTTTGACAAACTTGAGTTTTGTCATCAACTCAAACAATGCGCCATTCCTACCACCTTGCTGTATTGCATTCATTTCAGGGCAATCCATTTTCTCAGGCAATAAATATTGAGGCAAATCTGGAATAGAGTTTGCAGTAGTTACAACACGTCTATCAGGGTCATTGTAGGGAAGTACAATATAACCCGAAGCATTGGATCTGGTATCAATTTTTATACCTAATCGGCAAAAGCAATTTTGTGTTTGGAATACACCTGCAATAGATTTGAAAAAGAAATGGCAGCCATGTTCCGTTTCAAATATTATTGTATCAATACCTTCACCCATTAAAAGCATTTGAACTTTCTTTGCAACAGGTTTATTATCAATATCAATTATTGTATATCCATCAGGTACTATCCAACCTACTCTATTTTGAGAGTCTTTGATTTGTGAATAAGTATAGATACTATTATTAATAGGTGCTTTATGACTAATACCAGCTTTCAGTGCTCTTGGGTCATCTTTGAGAAATACTTCCTTATATTGTGAATTTGGAAATAATTTTTCAATTATGTCAATCATCGATATCACCTAAGCCTACCATTAATTCTTTGAATAATGTATCAACATTATAATTGTTTTTAACACTTTGCCATATTTTAACCTCATATGTTCCAGCATTAATCAATGCATAAACTGTACAATTTGATTTCTGCCCACTTCTGTATACTCTACCGACAGTTTGAGTATAATCTAAGTAAGAGAAATTGAAGGTATACAATATTATGCAGCTTGTAAATTCCTGTAAGTTAACACCGATAGCTTTCTGCTCTTGTAATAGTAAGACTTGTTTCGAACAAAACTCATCGAATTTATCGGTATGACTTATCTTCGCATTGTCGAGCATTTTGACAAGACATTCATAATCATACTGATAAAGAAATACAAGTATAAGTTTTTCACGCTCTTCTAATTCAGACAATATCAAATCTTCACAATCTTTCAATTTAATATTTTCTTTGAATACAACTGCCTTTTTGGTAGCGTCATATACAAATCCATTAGATAACTGATGTAACTTTTGAATACAAGCAAGTTTATTAACAGTTTCTTGATGGTCATCTGCATAAGTAATAATACCTTTTGTAGCGTCAATAAACTGCTTAGTAACCATACCAGGAATTTTAATTTCTTTAACTGTGAGCTCTGGCAATTCAAGACAGTCTTTTGATCTGAGTACACTTGCATGGTCACCAATCCGTCTAACAAGAATATCCAATGCACCAGGCTTTAATTTATCTGGCTGATAAATAAACTTGCCAAATACCATACAAACAACTTTACAATCATAAAAGGTGTGCATAAAACTATCATAGCTCTCTTTGAATTCATTTATATTCAAAGCATTAAATATACCCCAAACATCAAGAAAGCTTGTTGCATATGGAGTTCCAGTTAAACCCCAAGCATATTTACAGTTATAGGGTTTTGTCAGATTTTTTACAACACGAGCGATGTTAGATTTTCTGCTTTTAAGCTTATGGCATTCATCGCAGATAATATAATCATAGCGGTTAGTTTTATAGAATTCTCTGTGCCTGCTCAAATATTCATAAGACTTTAAGTCAACATCATGGTTAATAGGTAAGTCGCTATACTTCTCCCACATATGCCTCATAACATATGCAGGAGATAATATTAACAATTTACCTCTCGGTAAAGAATTAACTGCAGCAATGACGGTATTTGTTTTGCCAGTACCTACTTCCCAAAACAAACATGAGTGTCTATTTGCTAACAGATAATTCTTACCGGTTTCTTGGTGAGGAAATAATTTTTCAATCATCTTCAGGCACCCCGATTTGAGAATTATCAAGTAGTATTTTTAAGTAATTCATAAATGAATTAGCAGAGAATTTATTATTAACGGCTTCTTCATGCGCCATGATTACTTGCAGCAATGCTACAAGAGCATAAGTCATCTCTTCACCAGTAGTGCCTTGACTAATAGATACTCTATAATCTTTCTTATCTGCTAATACATTGAGTTCCTCTGTATCGCATGTAACCTTAAAAATAGTTTTGTTTTTTCTTTTCATGTTTTAATTTCCTCGCAAATTCATTGAATTGCTCTACAAAATCTTCATAAGACCAAACAATCCAGTACTCGCCGCCAGCTTCTCGTATATTTTTACAAGTAACCTTTTGGGCATCAGATTGTATGCCGTCTTCTTGCTTAACCTCAATACCTACAAAGCGGCCTTTTATGCAGCAAATGATGTCAGGTATTCCTACCTTCATAGCAGCACTTGCTGCATGCTTAAAGAACCAACAATTGATACCTAAGCTTGTCAAAGCCGTTTTAATCTTATTTTCTATTACTTTTTCACGCATCTCAATGTCCGGAAGTCCCAATCAAGAAGCTCATGTACTGTATCAAAACCCACAGGACAACCACAAGAATATTTACCTTCTTGACAAGGTCTCTCAACACAAGTAGGCATGAAGAATTTATCGAGTAAACCAGTTTTCTCAATAACCTTTTCAACCATAAGTCCTACAACATACCTGGTTTCATTAGTATTTCTTCTGCAGAGTCTTTGATTTGCAATAAACATGAGTTCTTCAAGGTTGACTTTAATTAAAATATTGTTACGTACACACATAGGCATTACATACCCAGCAGCGTCAGTATCAATACTATTGCTTACCAAACTTGCGTACATCTCAAGAGACTGTTTACAATGTTCAATGTAAGCATCCTTTATAGTATTATCATGATTGCAAAGTATGTCATAAGGCACCACAAACATTTCTCTTGAAGGAATTACATTTTTAGTGAGGTTTGCATATTGAATACTACCAGACATAATATCACATCCAATATGATGTGTAATTATTTGAGATAAGAATCTTCTTGACGCACCAGTAATGATAAACTTAAATTCCGTGAATCTTGCAATTTTAGAATGCGGGAGTTCAAGCATCTTATTGATTTTTGTCATATCCCATTTTTCTTTTTTAGCAATGTCCGCAGGATTATCAAATTTACCCATACTTCTGGTCATTTGACATGCCGATTGAACATCACTGAGTGTATCTGCACTGATTAACTGAACTTTAATTTTATCCATTGATAGACCTCACAAAATCACGCGTTTTAAGTGCTTTCTCTTTTTCTTCAGGAGTAAGCGGTCTGATTGCTTTCATTACAATTTTAGAATAAACAATATTAGTTTTGTTCTGTGCCTTTTCAAGGGTAAAGGAAGTTAAAACATCATTCAAAAATATACCTTTGGTAAATAACTTAGTGGCATAGGCGTTGAGCACACCAGTAGAACTTACTGGAAGAAGCAAGCTATACGGAAGCATCTCACCAGATAACTGGATAAATAACTGATGTTTTTCTTTACAAGCTTTGCCACCATTCTTGCCAGATCCAAATTCAGCATAAGGACAACCTTCGCAAAGTACAGGTTCATATGCAATATCATCACCTGCGCCATTATCAATCCTACGCATACCATTGATACCATCTTTAGAAAAACAATCAGGCGGTTGGCTAGAACCATCAAAGTCGCCAGCAAAATAAACATTCATAGGACCATGATCAACAATGACACCGATGAGTTCTTTATAAGGTTCTTCATCGATATCAAAGTATACATTGCCGCCAGAAGGTATCTTGAGCTGCGGACATTGCAACTGAATACCATTTAAGTTTTGCATAGCATCTTCGGTAAAAGATACAAGGTTAAAGTTTTCTTTAGTTACGAGTTCATTTGACATTTGATTGCCTCCAATAAATTGTTATATAATTTCTGCAATGATCAGATATTTCAGCTATATATCCATTCTTTTTAAGTTCAGTAATAACCCTATCTGTAAGGTCAGAATTCTCACACTCAAAAGTTACTTGAAACTCACCATCTTTTACTGCTTCTTGAATGAGTTCATCAAGATCCTTGAGTAAAGCTGCATACCGCGATTGCAAATATTGTCTAGCTTGCTTATCAGCTTCTACTGCACTTATCATTATCTACCTCCATCAACTGTAATAGTCGACATAAAGCAATTCAAGCTCACCGCGCAATTTTTTACTCATTTTATAGTTACCGTCGAGAATTTTTTCAAGAACCTTCTTTGTTTCACTATAAGATTTATCGTTCCATTGCGAAACAGGCTCTCTCGGCTGTTGAATTTCGGGACGCATGCCGCCCTGTCGATACGTAATAACGAATACATCATCTCCAACGTTATTTTTGAGTTCGTCAAGATCAACACTTCCGTCCTCTACAAAAATAAATGTCTTAATCATTATCTACCTCCATTTAACTTATTGTTGAAATATTTTCTGCAGTAATCTTACCATTACTTGAAACAACATAACTTTCCATATATTCTTTATAAGTAAAATATGCAGCACGCATTACACTTATATCCCAAGTAATATATATAAAGTAAAATCATACAAACTTATACAAAGATAACCTTTTTCTTCAAGACAATTGCGTACGCCATCTCTAATTTCTGCACTTTGAAATCTTCTTGAATATGTGTTTTACCAACTTTACTCGCTTCTTCAATTCTTTTCAAAATACATTCAAATGCTATATTTATAGTTCTTTTAAGTTCAGAATTGGTGTTGTTAAAAGTTTCTATAGCTTTCATTTCTTTTGCTCCTTACCACTACGTGGGTTTCATCATAAGGCTTTACCAAATTTATATACTCTTTAGGTAATTCGCCATCATTCATTTCAACAATATTCTGCATATAGCTTGTTAAAGCCGCCGCAGATATACTAAAAAGATCAAATGCATCATTTCTCAGTTTCTCAACGAGTCTATCTTTATTTTCAACTACAGGAGACCATCTTGTTTTAGTTTCAAGTCTAAAACTTAATCCTGAGGTATTGTCTTGAGGTGCGATCTCAAACTTAAGTACCTCACTTGCTACCATTTCATTGCAAAGTTGCCTTCTCAATTGTTCATATACTTTTTTCTTTTCATCAGCTTCTTCTTGCGCAATTTCATAATCAAGTTTCGCAATTCTAAGCTTCTGAGCAGTCAATGCATACTTATCCATTTATTTATCCTTTTTCAAATTATTAATATCAAAGTCTTCTACTTCATTTTCAGTAGGCATATCTTGTGTGTTTTCAATAGGTGCATCTTGTATATTTTCTCTAATACTAAAATGACCATTATCGAATTGTACTGGACAAACCTTCATAATGCAATCTTGACAAATGTCAAGTTCCTGCATGGTAATACCTAAACCATTCTGATCCATAACAAGAATTGGGGTAGTAATTCTGTTGGTGTCTGTGATTTTCTCACAAATGTCACAAGTGTGTTGAATTTTAACCATTTTAATCATCTCCTTTGAATTCTTCAAAACATTTATCACTGCAAAAGTCATACCATTTGTCGCCTAATTTGCGAGCAAGCCAACCTTTGTCTTTTAACTTAGCTTGACTGCCTTTATAATCAGGCTTTGCTTTGAATTTGAAATCTACTTTCTTTTCGCATAAATCACATTTACAGTGAAGTATGCCACCGGTTCCAAATTCAGGGTTCCAAGTTACTTCTTTCATTTAATACCTCCATAGAAATTTATAAAATCTTCAATAAGGTCTGTCTTATTGAGATTTGACTTGTGAATAATCTGGTCAACTGTACCCTGTGCAATCAAATAATAATATGTACAGAAGTGATTTTGACCTGTTCTGTATATTCTGCGCTTTGCTTGATCCATATCACCCCAGTTATGGGTTTCTGAATAGAATATACATTTATGCGCTTTAATCAAAGTAATACCAAGAGATGCTGTTTGTAAATTACCAATAAATATCTTGATTTTGGGATTATTCTCGAATTCTTGTACCTTATCAAAACGGTCTTTTACTGAACCATTTATACCTGTGCAAATATCTTTATATTTATTAATAAAATATTTATACTCTTTTGTATACTTAACGAATAATACAACCTTCTCGCCATTATCAAGAATATCTGAAATTAATTGTTCACAATCATTACGTTTGGGAGAAGCATATTCTACGCTTCCTGTTATCTGTTGAGCTTCACAAATTCTTTCAAGTGCTTTCTTGTCTGACGCATATACTCCATCGAGTTGTATCAATTGACTCACATCTGGATGAATAGGAATTACAATATCTTCCCATTCAGGCATATCAATGAAGTCTGTTATTTTACCAAAAATAGTATATGGAGATATGAGCTGCATTAATTCATATGTCCTACCTGCACCGCCATTTGTTATATATCTTGCTTTGAACTGTGCTGCGGTAAGACCATTCCAAATTTGAGGACCTGTACAAGTAAGTATTCCAAATAAATCCATCAAATCACGTGTTATAGGTGTACCAGTTAAGCAAAGAGTGCGTGTTGTTTTAACATATTTGGATATGCATTTATGCGTTTTACTGCTGCAATTTTTGATTTTATGCGCCTCATCAAGTATCACTAAATCAAAGTTTGATACACTTTTTATGCTTAAAAACTGTTCATAATTTTTAATGCAAACAGCAGTCATAATATTCTCAGATACGAGCATGTCAAGATCTTCGTACCTTGTGTAGGAAATATGAAATACTCTTGACAATTCGTATTCCCACATTGAGATTAAAGACTTAGGACAGACTATCAAAAGTCTTTTTGGTGAGAGCTCTTTTGCAATGTACAAAGCAGTAATTGTCTTCCCTAAGCCCATATCAAGAAACAAATTTGCTTTTGGGTGAAAGATTTCTGGAGTATTTTTATAATAGTCGATTATCTTTTTTACCCATGTTTTTTGGTAGTCATAAAGTTCCATTTAATTTTCCTCACATAATATATAATGCGTATTATGCAAAAATTTATGCTTTATTTTTTAATATTTTCGAAATTTTAAGCACAAAAAGTAAATTTTATGCATTAAGCGCGGGCGCTAACGTGCTAACACTTCCCGTTACACGATCGTGCGTTATCTAACCGGAAAAGGCCCGTGAAAACTACGTGAAAATACATAAAACAATTACGAGCGATCGTGTATCGGGTTGTGTTATTGTGCACAACGCTTGCCCAGGTGCGCGCACGTAAGGCATTATAAACTTAGCATAAAACATTCAATATTTGCTTTGAATAGAATACTTAAACCTGTGTCATCTTTGTACTGGTCAATAAACCAAAATTGTTTGATATTTGCTTTTGCATTAACAATTAAAGCTGCACAAGTAGGACACGGAGAACTTGTACAAATCATAATTTTTGGTTTATCAAAATTCTCATTTTTAACTAAGCAATTTTGCTCTGCATGCGCACAACCAAATTTCGATACTTTCTCACACAAACAATTCTCTTGCTCAATAGGTCCTCCGTTAATTCCAATGGAGTATATTTGAGTAAAATCTTCCGATACTAAAATCGCTGCTACTTTATCCTTTTTGCATTTACTCAATTTCTGTAAATCAAGTAAATAATTCACTGTTGCCAATTCCTTTTCACTCAGATGCTTTACAACAAAATTTAATTCTGTATTATCTGTCCACATTTATTGTTTACCTCTAAACATTATTTTATACGTGCGTATAAATATATTAATTAAAACGCGTTTAGGCTATCCTAAGATCGCGCCTATTGCGTTTTATATACAGGGCCCTTATATTTTATTACGTTTTATATAAAGGCCCTTAAACGCGATCTAAATGCTTCTATATATTATCGCACATATCCTTATAGAAACACCAGTTACACCACTTTTTTCTTTTAGGAAATTCGCCTGAAAGAATCTTTTGTTTGGTTTCTTGTACTCTATTCCATTCAACTTCACAATCATGCATACTTGGATTATACTGCACTTTGTTTACAATTCTTGAGTCAAAGAAAGGTTTGATATTGATATATGCAACATCTACATTCTTTGGATCAATATTGTTTTCAGTACAATAAATATACTTGTAAATCAAAAGCTGTCCTTCTTCAAAAATAGAGTCTACTGTTTTAGGTTTCTTAGTGACTTTATAGTCTGCAATGATAATTTTACCTTTATCTTCAAATTCATCTTGCATTAATAAGTCAATATATCCTATAAAGTCATCTTTTTTGATTTCAAGTTCTTGACCAAGTATAGTATTGATACCTTTTATTTTATCAATATTGATTATAAGTCTTTCAAAGTACATTTTACCGAGCCTTTCTGAAATGTAATTTTGAGCTTCACACAAATATTTATGCGTTAAAAGTTTATAATTATACGTTTCTTCAGATACATTTTGGAAGTCTTTTGTCATATTGTAATACTCATCATAGGAATTAGATAAATCAATGAACTCGTCATATTCATTCCAAAGCTCTAAGACTTTATGAATAGCACTTCCTAAATCTAAATTTGGATTAGATGGTTCTTTAATACCATCAATATATCTAAATTTGTACTTCATAGGACAGTCATTATATAGTCTGTTCTGTGAAAAGCTGTAATTGAATTCTTTGTCATTTATTTTCATTTTACTATCTCCATTATATTTAACCTAAGTGTACCATAATTTGAATTGCAATGTACACAAATGCTATTAATGCAATTATCATTGAAACAACACCCAATGCAGTTATCTCACAAGAAAATCCAATAATCATAAGTACCATAAATACTATGTAAACTATTACTGCGATAATTGTAAATAACTTGCTCTTATCGGACATTTCAATTTTTCTAAATCTCTTTCTCATTACTATATGCCTCCACATAATTTATTCTATATACAAACAAATATCTTGCAAAGAATTTCATCCACTTCGCATAAAGTCTTTTGACTTTTGCAAGCGCTCTGGCATTACACTCGAACTCATCTTCCGTATCGAAATGACACCGGCTGATCGGTCTATCAAAGTACAAAATTATTACTGGAAGAGGTATAAGTTTTGTTACAAAGTCATGTATATCAACATCATTATATTTAGAACATTTTCTATATACTGGTCCATAACAAATTTCACTTATGAATGACCTGTCAAGGATAACATCTTGACCTTGTAAATGTAAATCTATTGCCTTTTGTAACTGAATCTTACAATTAGTATCTTTATCAGCATGTAATATTGTGGCAGTCTTAAACCTGCTTGCAAAATTACTTTTACCAGATTTATCTAAGCCTTCTAAAATGTAAATCATTTATTTTCCTCCCAACAATACATGTAATTTATAACTTGCTCGGCTCTTTTAGCGGTTAATGCTGGCATATACATATCCTTGATATATTTTTCAAATCGCTTTTTAGTATAACATTTATGCTTATTTACATGCATACAAAAGTTACAATCAAAAAGCAAATCTATTGGAATATGCGAACTTATTTGTTCGTTTTCTAATAAAGTGTATATTCCTTGACAACAAATATACATATACTTTTTAGTTTTTAAGAAATATTTTTCAGTATTTCTATTTACATATTCATAGACAATTTTGCGTCTACAGTCCACAAATAAATCATTGTTTATTTTGAAATAAAGTTTATCAAATGTCTGGCGCGTAAAAGATTTGAGTCTTTGCATAATTATAAACTTTTCTGTCTTAGCGTCGTGTCTTTTTGTCATAATAAATCTCCAAATTTGTTTATTAAACGTCTTTTTACTGAACGTTTTATTTCATATAGCCTACTCATTCCAATATTGAGTGCTATGGCAATAGCATCATCGGTCAAACCTTTGATTTTATATCTTGCATACAATCCCATATTTTGCTCAGTCACTTTATCACTATCTATGAGTTGCTCAATATAATCGAGTATTGCTTTGCATGTTGCAAGACTTTCTATCTCATATGTCTCACAAATTTTAGCATCTTCTGGTATATAATCAGTCAAATCTTCTAACCGTGTATATGCTTTATATCTACGGATTATATAGAAACAGTTCTTTCTTGCAATTGACCACCATATTCTTGCGTTATCGTCAAATGATTTATCTTTTGCATAATTACCATGTTCTTTATAAATTCGCAATAATATGTAAAACAATTCTGAAGCTATATCAATGTAATTATAGTTTGAGAATTGATTTGCCATTTTATTACTTATCTTTACAAATAAGAATGCATAAGCATCATCTTTTGATAGTTCTTCTGAGCTCTCATTTTCAAGTAAAATTTTTTGATAGTTTTCGTCAGCACATTCAATTATCTTACCGTTCTGCAGCTTTATATATTTCATTTTCATCACCATGCAAATATATCAAAACATTCTTAAGCGAAGACTTTTTGATTAGACAACTGCCAAAAGCATGGATAGTCATGTTTTCTAAATCTGCAATTATAACATTTTTGAAAAAGAACTCATCTCCTAAGTTTGTACCTTTTGATATAAATACTGGATTATATGACATAAAATTCTTTTGATATGCCATCGCAGTATTTAACCAATATGCTTCAAACTTCTCTGTCCATTCTTCAGGAATAGCTGAACTTAAATGCCAGTCTTCAATATCAAATGGGTCATTAAATAGCATTGAGCAATTAATATAAGTATATTCATCAGCTCTTTTCTTTTTATTCTTAGCTTCCTGATTTCTGTATTTTCTATCAGGATTAATAAAGATACTGAGCATATCAAATTTCTTATATTCCCTTATCATTACAGGTATTTCAAAAGTATTTTGATCTTCGGTTTCCATTTCCATACTTTGTCCATATTTATCAATATAAATTAGTTTCATTTTTCTTTCTCCTTTTGTCAATTTCTTTCCAATACGTTATTAATAATGTCAAATATGCTATAGACATAATTATGCCGAGTACCATATTTATTGTAGTATAAGTGTTACTATCATTTATAAATTGTACCACCGAATATCCAGTTAATGCAGGAATTGTAACAGAAAGTACAATGATCGATGTTATAAGTATTTTATACTTCATTTTCTGAACCTTCCAGTTTTTCAACAAGTATTTCTCTTATCAAATCTGAAATAGATTTCTGTTCTTTTTCAGCAAGAGAATTGAGTTTAATTGCAATAGACATCTCAACATAAGATGAGACTCGAATACTTCTGGCATCTTTGTTCATTTTGTTTACTCCTTAATAAAATTTTTATTTCGAAAATTAATTTATCGATTTATAATGCGTTTAGGCAGACCTAAGATCGCGCCTATCGAAAATTTTATGTGACCTCGATAATTTATATAGGCCATATATAAAACGCGATAGAGGCGATCATATGCGTTCTTAATATTTTAAGCGTCACTTATATCTTTATCAATAGTATCTCTAAATCGTACAAACACAGGGAACTGCAAAGATGCTAAACCTGTTTCTTTATTGTTAGTTATATCTTTATACTTTACTTCAACAAGTTTGTGCAAAAATGCTTCTTGCATTTCCCATATTTCATATCTTTGCTCATCAGTAAAGCCTGAACCTACATAAACTGTGTTTGAACCCATTTTACAAACAAGCGCACCAAGAACTCCCTCGTACTTTCCAGTGCCTTCTTGAAAACCTATTACTTCTAAATCAATTGTATTGAATTTCTTGTACTTGAGCAATTCGGAAGTACGCTTGAATTGATACATACTATCACGGTTTATCATGATACCTTCCATTTGATTTTCATAAGCAAAATCTGAACATATCTCTATTTGATTAATGCTATATCCTGCATAAAATACTGGTATTTCTTCTACATATTTATATTTGCTCCATGGAATACTGTGCATTCTTTTAAGTCTTTCTTTGTACTTAGTATCGCAAGAGTCATTTGCCCACCACTTTGCTGGTATCATATCAAAAATAATGAAACCAATCTTTTGTTTTTGACTAAAATCATTTTGAGATGTAACTATTCCATTACCAATCCTAAATGCCGCATTGTCACTTATATTACCTGTAGTTTTCAATCTTAACTCACCATCAAAAGCATATGCTTCTCCCATATATTTATTGATGTCACACAATTCCTCAATTATATGGTCTAATCCCAAGAATTCATGCCCAGTTCGTGAAATCAAATGACCAGCAAAATACGTTGCTCTTGTACCATTTATTTTCTGGCTGATACTAAACCACTCACCGTCTTTTATCATGCCAGGTTTATAGGTTTTTGCAAGTTGTACATTCCAGTCATCAAACAGCTTTGTGTCCATTCTGACCCTCCAATTCAAATACGTTATATACTTTATGATACCTATAAATACTTTCTTCAGAAAACCACATCATGTAATCACAAAGTTGATATTCAATATTAATATCTTCATTTATTATGAGTGCTTCAATCCAAACAGTATCATAATGTCTTTTTGTTATAGATTTAACCAGTATATAACGATTGTTAAATCTGTCATCTGGATACTTAGCAGTCATTTTGAGTAAGTCACCGATATGAATATCTTTTGCTGTCAACATAATTTTATTCCTTATCAACATAATTTCACTCCTTATGAGTTTTGACATAATCTTCAAAATTGAGAATATTGTCGACTGGTACATTGTCAGTTGGTGCATATGTTTCTTCATATTTTGCGGCATCTGCCATATTTTGACAAAATACTGATAACGGTGTTTTACCGCCAATTTGATTATCAATCTGTTTTACAATATCCTCGAGTATGCTATATATTTCTGAAAATACAAGCAATGGATCACTTAATTCTTCATTGGTAAGTTTAACCTCAGCAAAGTGTCCTTTTGGCTCAGCATATGCTTTGATCATTAGTTTCTCTCCTTATGTTCAAATTGAAAGCTTCCATCTGACATTATAAGATAATCACAATCTTTTTCATCAACTATCTTTACTTTAATATCTGGATTAAAACCCATACTTGGACCATATTCAAGTAATTCTTTACAACCGTTGCATATGCAAACAGTTTTAGCTCGGTCTTTCTTCATGTCTGTTTTCATTTTTCGTCTCCAATTCAGCATATACCGCTACAACCTTTGCAACATCAAGTATAAATTCACCGTAATCAATAGTTACTACATTATTTGATTCTTTGAGTGCCTCTGTCATATAGTCTGCAGCAGACATTACCATAATTGCCATGTCTGCAACCACATCAGTATAGTTAGTATTATCAGTATTTACGACTGCACCATCTTTATTTACTTTTATTTCTAGCATATTTTCTCCTTGTAGCTTCGCCACCTTTAATGTGTTTTAATTTATTATGTTGTTCTAATCGAGTTCTTACTGCAAGAAACAGGTCATAGTCAATGTCTCTCAATTTCATAAGATTGAAATGTACATTTGTTTTACTAAAACCTGTTTTATTTGCAATTTCTCTAATCGTCATGTCTCGCGATACGACAAGCATTCCTAATTCTCTAATGGCTTCCGTCATCATGTTTATTGTCCTCACTAAAAGTAAGATCTTCAACTTTGATGAGTTGCAAGTGAAGTCTTATCGCATTCAAAAGTTCTACTACTGATACAACTTTTATAACAGACTCATTGTTATATTTGAAGTCATATACTGACCAGTCGATACGTTCTATTGTATAGTTATTATATTTACAAGTTTCATCGCGTTTAAGTTTCAATGCTTGCAAACAAAAGTCGTCAAATGAATTATTGTTTTTAAGTTTCTTAAATGACATTATTTGCTCCTTTAGTCCAGACTGGACTACTCAAAGATTTTAATGTTAACCCAGACTATTTTGCAACAATCTGGGTTAACACTACAAAGGAAAACTTATGTGTTTTGAATGGTCGCGATTTAGAAGGCACCATTATCATCGGACTCAGTGTCAAGTCCATCGGTTACATCAACCTCAGCCACATCTTCATCGAGGTCTTCAATGATAGCTTGTTTCTTGGTTTTGCGAGGCTTAGCTTCTTCAAGGTAAGTCTTACCTTCAGCTGCAGCCTTTTCAAGAGCTTCCATCTCAGCAAGCAACTTTGCTTTCTTTTCCTCGATAGTCATTTTCTTGCCAGTTGCTTTCTTAGGTTTGTTGGCCTCAGCCTCATCAGCTTGTCTCTTAGCTTCTGCATCAGCTTTAGCTTTGAGTTCATCAAACACAGTCTTATCCTCATCAGACAAAAAGTCTTTGATGTTACCAAGAGTAACCAGTCGAGAGACTCTCGGCGTAACTGTTCTGTGAGCGGTTTCATCGATCTCAACTTCAAATTCTTCACCTTCATAGTCATTGAAATTGACCGTGTGCCACATTTTGGGCGTACCAAGAGGTTTGAGGTTAATCCAGTACGTTCCGGGTTTCACCGACTCTTTGTTGACTTTCTGGCAGTTAACTTTGAAAGTTTCACCATTGTACTCAACTGTGCCTTTTTCCTGCTCTTTGTTCACTACTACTGTAATCATTGTTTAGTCCTCCTGACTAATAGTTTATTTCAGTCTTCCGACTGTTGGTGTGAGAAATAAGAGTTGCACTTATTTTGAAACTTACTGAGTTCTCACATATGCCTTAGCAAATAAAGTAGTAGTCATTTATTTGCTAAGGACTAATCCGAAGGTGTATAGGCGTTGTTTAACTGACTACATAATATATAATGCAGGTTTTCGATACGTTTGTGCTTTTATTTTACTTTTATTTTTGTGGCTGTTCAGGACTCATTTTCTATTTTTATAAATATTATAAGTTGGAAAGGTATCAATAATACGAAGTGAAACGAAGTATTTATTAGAAAGTATTCCAATTGATACGAAGTGAAATGGTTAGTCATTTTCAATGTCTCCTATCAATGAATTTATTGTATTTAACTGGCGAGAGCACATGCCGAGATTTGCACCTGAGGAGTCACATGCTATATACGCACATACGAGGTTTATGGACTTCTTGATTATTGTTAAGGTATTCTCGATCTGCGCCGTTGTCTGGTATATTGTTAGGTTAATACCTATTATGTCTTCGCAAAGATCTGTTATAGTTTCTTGCGTAAGCTCATGGTTTTTGATTGATTTTATTTTGTCGGTCAAGTCATCGAATTGATCTGTTAAGTCGTAGAGATTATTGAGATAAGTGGTTAATTGTTTATTGGGCTTTGGTGTGAGTTTGGTTTGCATATTAAAAGTCCTCTCTAAGGTCGATATCTTCATCTCCTGCTCTATACGGCTCTATTGAATACAGAATGCGCTGTGCAAAGTCATGGGATTCAATGAAATGTTCTAAATGTCTTGCATCCGCATCAAGAATATCGCGAGCTTTGATTATATCAATGAAACGTTCAAGAGGATAACCGGGTTCGTCAAGATATTTTACATAGTATTTTACTGTGAATTTTTGCAGTTTCATGTTATAGATATCTCCTGTTGGTTTTATGGGTTTATGGGTTTATGGGTTTATGGGTTTATCCTTTGCAAATATAATTTTTATTAGATGGTTTATATACGAAAATATTTTAAACGGAGTGGCAATATGATTAAGTATGGCTTTGACATATTTAGGGTGCAGTGCAGACAATGCAACAGTGCTTAAACTGGAGACAAATGGATCAAATAGCCTTACGTGTGCGCACCGAGCAAATATACAATAACACAACCAGCTACACGATCGCTCGTAATTGTTTTATGTTTTTCGAAAAAATTTTTTTTGAGTTTTCGTCAACAAAACGGGCGATGGTGTATCGGGTTGTGTTATCTTGATACTGCGCGGCCGACTTCAATAATATAGAGTGCAACAACACGCTAACATAGACAAGGGTCGTTAGCGAGGGTTACCGCGTGATTGTGCCCGCACATAAAGGCAATTGCCCTTTTTGAGGCCGTTAGAAGGCATTATGCCCTAAAATTTTCCGTGTGCTTACTGGAGTAGCCGTGCGAGCTGCCATCGCAGTGTTATCGCGTAAAGGAGCGCGCGTATAAAGGCAATTGACGTCGTTCGTATTACTGCTACAGGGTAAAATAAAAGCGTTGTTGCTTTGACTCTGCACTTGCATAGGATCATTGCAACAACGCTTACTTAGTTAATCGTTATTAAGTTTTGCAATGTAAACATTGTACATTTCGTAGAGCAGTTCTTTGATTTCGTTTTCATTGAGTTCTTCAAATTCATAGACAGATTTTGCAAATGCTATTGGATTAGTCTTTTGCATTTGATCAATTGCCAGCGCTTTCCAGTTATCGAGTATTAAGTCAAACCGCCTAGTTTTGCTTTTATTTTGTTTTGTTAAATACTCATCGTAAAGTATTCTTGCAACATCATCGTCATATTGAAACTTTTGTTTCAAATATTCCATGATATGATTAATATTGTGCAATGCAATTATGCAAGCATCATCACGCATTTCATCGTTAGCCTCATTCTTGTAATAGTCAATTTGATCTACTGCTTGTTTGAGGTTACTGAGAATACTGTTAAGTGTAAGTATACGATCTTTGTAAGCATTGATCTCGTCTTCATTGCGCCATTCGTCAGGCTCGCCAGAATATGAAGCAACGTAGATTACGAAGCGATCGTTGATCTCTGCAGCTATGCGTGTGTAGTCAACATACTTGTCATATTCGATCTTAAAAGTTAAATTGTAGTTTTGTTTCATGTTACTGAAACCTCCGTTAATTTTATTTAATCATCGTAAATTGATATATTTATATAATTTACAATTGATTATTTAATTATAAAAAATATTATTTGGTTATAACAAGATTAACGAACAATTATGCGATTATTCATCGTTAGCGCCGTTTTCGTTTATGCATTTATTCATCGTTAATTCCGTTAGTCTCGTTTGCGTCGTTCACGTCGTTGTTATTCTCGTTTGGTTTGTGTAGTTCGTTGCGGCGTTTTCGTTCTCGTTCAAAAATAAAAAGTTGAGGAGGGGGGTGTGCGGCCCGCTTGCGGTGTCGCGACCCGCCCCCCGGTTTCCCTGTAAGAGAGATCAGCGTATGCTGAGAGGATAATCTTAGTACGCGGTGGTCATGGCGCCGTCGACGCAGATGACCTGACCGGAGATCGCGCTGTTCGCGGGAGAGCAGATGAACACCACGGAGCGGGCGTACTCGTCCGCCGTCTGGTAGCGCTTCTGCGGGAAGCTCGCGGCGTCGCGGGTGTTGTACTCCTCGAGCGTGATGCCCGCCTTCTCGGCGCGGATGGTGTTGAGGTACTTGATGCGGTCGGTGTAGATGCGGCCGGGGCCCATGGTATTGACCAGAATGTTGTACGGGCCGAACTCGCGCGCCATCGTCTTGCTCATGCCCACCACGCCCATGCGGAACGTGTTGGAGAGAATGAGATTATCCAGCTCCTGCTTGATGGAGGACGAGGTGGAGTTGACGATGCGTCCGCCGCCGCCCTGCTTCATGTAGGGCAGCGCCGCGCGGATGGCGGTGGTGTAGCTGTACAGGCATTTCTGATAGCCGTCCGCCCAGTCGGCCTCGGTCAGCGCCTCGAAGGTGCCGGCCTTCGGGCCGGGGCAATGATTGACGAGGCCGTAAATGCCGCCGAGATCCTCCGCGACCTTGTTGATCATCGCGGCGATGCTCTCGTTGTTGAGCACGTCGTACATATAGGGGTGGGGACGGTTGCCGGTCTCCTTCTCGATGTCGACGACCGCCTGATCCAGCTCCGCCTTGAACGCCTCGCTGGTGCAGATGACCACCTTCGCGCCCTCGCGGGCGAACTCTGTCGCGATGCCCTTGCCGAAGCCGGACGCGCTGGACATACAAACAACGACCTTATCCTTCAAACCCAGATCCATGATATGTTCCTCCTGATATGTTAAAATTTTTGATCATTCTCAGTGCAGCTTGAGATCCACGACAGGATTCTTCAGCGGCTCCATCTCGAAGCCGTCGGGGCCGACGATGCGGCACTCGGCGATGTCGCCGTCCTGAATGTGGAACGCGCGCGGGGTGCCGGTGGAGAGCACGTCGCCGGCGTACCAGCCCTGGATGCTCGAGTGCAGGGAAACGAGGCGGGACGGAACGTGCGTCATGTGATCGACGGTGTTCTTCGCGTGGATCTCGCCGTTATGGACGCTCTGGACCTCTAACTTGAGCACGTCGGGCACCTCGTCGGGCGTGACGAGCTGGGGGCCGAAGGAGAAGAACGTCGGGAAGTTCTTGACGATGGTCAGATAGCGGGGATTGCCGGGCACGAAGTCGTTGCCCTTGAGGATGGATTCCTCGGTCATGTCGAGGATCGTGGTGTAGCCGACGATGGCGCTCTCCCACTCCTCCTCGGGAACGTCACGGCAGTCGCGGCCCATGATGATGCCGAGTTCCGCCTCCGCGGTGGTCTTCTGTGCCTCCTTGAGCTTGGGCAGCAGGATGTCGTCATTCGGGCCAATGAGCGTATCCGCCATCTTGAAGAAGCTGCCGGGGAAGCCCGTGGGCGCGGCGTTGCCGATGTCCTTGGCGTGGTCGGCGTAATTGAGGCCGATGCCGAAGATGCGCTTGGGATTGCGGTAGAGCGGGGCGTAGACGACCTCCTCCGCCGGCACGACGCCGGGGATGGTCTCAAGCTCCTCCTTGCCGCCCTCGTTGTACCACTTCGTCAGGCCGGGGATATGACCCGCCTGAATGAGGCTCATCATGTCCTCCTTCCAGCCCGTACCCTTGTAGGCGTTGAGCGCGGCGACGGGCAGGATGCCCTTCCCGGTGACGATGCCGGCGACCTCCGCGCCGTGCAGCTTGATCGTTGCGAGTCTCATGGTTGCTTTCCTCCTCTTAATCTTGTTCAGACGATGCGGCCCACCGGCTCTTGACCGGCAAGCACCGCGTTAATGTTTTCGGCTGCGATCTTGGAAACGCGCGTGGCGGATTCGACCGTTGTGGGCGCGTAGTGCGGCGTGACAATGACGTTCGGCAGCTTAAAGAGCGGGCTGTCCGGCGCGACCGGCTCGGGGTCGGTGACGTCGAGACCGGCGCCGGCGAGTCTGCCGTTCTCCAGCGCCTCGATGAGCGCGGCTTCGTCCACGATGGGGCCGCGGGCGCAGTTGATGAGCAGGGCGGTGGGCTTCATCAGCGCGAGGCGCTCGCGGTCGATGAGCTTGCGCGTTTCGTCGGTGAGCAGACAATGGAGCGTCACGACGTCGGCGCGGCGCAGCAGCTCGGAAAGGTCGTCCACCTTCTCGACGCCCTCGGGGACCTCGCTGATGTAGGGGTCGTAGACGATGACATGCATATCCAGACCGTCCCTGCACATATGCAGGATATGCTTTCCGATGCGGCCCATGCCGATCAGTCCCAGCGTCTTGCCGGTCATTTCAATGCCGGGGGCGTGGTTCTTCGCAGCAAAGCCGACCGTGCGGTACTCGTTGGAAACGGGAATGATATTCTTCGCCAGCGTGAGCATCAGCGTGAAGGCGTGCTCGGCGACGGAAAGGCTGTTCGCGTTCGGGGTGATGGTCACGGCGATGCCGTGGCTCTTGCAGTAGTCGAGGTCGATATTATCGTAGCCCACGCCGTGCTTGGAGACGATCTTGAGGTTCTTCGCCGTCGCGAGCAGCGAGCCGGGCAGCTCGATGATGCGCACGAGCACGGCGTCCGCGTCCACGATCTCGCGGCGGATGATGTCCATGTCGCGGTCGGCGTAGACGACGGTGTGCCCCGCCGCGGTCAGCAGCTCGGGTCCGATGGGGTGGACCGATTCGGTGATGAGAATTTTTGCCATGATGCTTCCTCCTTTACAGGCTCAGACCGTAGGGCTTGCCGAGCTCCAGCAGCTCTTCGTAGACCGGCTGCGGCACCTCAATACCGTTTGCAGCATTTTCTTCCGCCTTGCGGCCGGAGCGTTCGCCGGGCAGGAAAATTTCCTCCACACCATCGGCCTTTTTCAGCGCCTTGATCTCCCGTGACATGGCGGAAAGAGCCGACTTGAACGCTGCCGGTTCGATGAAATGCGCAATGTCGATGGCGCCGAGAAAATGGCTGACGCCCTGCGGCTCGTCCATCACATAGAGGTCATGCAGATGCGGACCGTAGGGGCCGCCGCTGAGAATGCCGCAAAGCACATCGACCATGATGGCGAGGCCGCTGCCTTTCGCGCCGCCGATCGGCACGAGCGAGCCGGCACGACCGGCCGCGGGGTCCGTGGTGGGTCTGCCGTCCTTATCCAGCGCCCAGCCCTCGGGAATAGACTTTTCCAGCTTCTGCGCCAGAATGAGCTTGCCCAGCGCCACAACGCTCGGCGCCATATCCAGCACGACCGGAAGGTCGTCGGACGGAGCCGCCACGGAGATGGGATTTGTGCCCATGTAGGGCTCAGCGCTGCCGAAGGGCGCGATCTTGCCCTTGAGATTGGTGCAGGCAAATCCGATCATATCCTGCGCGGCAGCAAGCCTTGTATAATAGGCGGCGGTGCCGAAGTGGTTGGAGCTGTGCACGCTTGCAAAGCAGCAGCCCGTCTCTTTTGCCTTGGCGATGCACTGCTCCATCGCAAATTTTGCCGCCGCCGCGCCCAGCGAGTTGCCGGCGTCCACGACCAGCGTGGAGGTCGATTCCCGCACGATGCGGATGTTGTTTTCACGCGACATCACGCCCGCGTCCATGCGCTGCATATAAACGGCCAGACGGCTCACACCGTGGGTGGACACGCCTGTCAGCTCCGCGTCGATCAGCGCGTCAGCCACCGCTTCCGCGCAGCTCCTCTCCACACCGGAGGCCGTCAGGACCGACACGCAGTAGCCCCGCAGCGCAGATGCTTCAAACCTTGGCATAATCTCCCTCTTTTCCGATGGTTTTCTGATTTCCCTGTTTGACTCTATCATAGTGCATCGCCGCGAAAAGGTCAAAGACTTAAATGTGACTACCCATATAGTATTTTTACTATACCGTGCTTGACGGCGTCGTATTTTTTGCTATAATCAAAGAGGAAAACGAGGTGATCTGGATGGTACAGGACCGGAATCCGGAATATTTTCTTGCCATTGCGTCCGAGAAAAGCATTTCGAAAGCCGCGGAGCGGCTGCACATCTCGCAGCCCTACTTGAGCCAATACGTCATCCATTTGGAAAAGGAATTCGGCGTCCGCCTGCTCGACCGCACCAAGTCGCCGCTGGCGCTGACCGCAGCCGGCAAGGTCTACGCCAACTATCTCGAGGACAGCTCGCAGCTCTATGAGCAGCTTTTGCAGGATTTCACACGTTTGAACGCCAGCCGCCGCCAGACGCTCCGCGTCGCCATGAGCAACTGGCGCGCCAGCACGCTCCTGCCGAGCATCCTGCCCGCCTTTTCGCAGGAGCACCCCGAGGCCCATCTTGAGCTGCTCGAACGCCCGACGAGCGAGATGTTCCGTCTGGTGGCGGACAACACGGTGGATTTTGCCATCATGAACACCAATCTCAATACGCCCGACTACCTGACCACTGAGACCATTCTCTACGAAAAGATCCTCCTGGTCGGCAACCGCGGCAACCGCGCCGCGCAGGCGCTTGCGGAGGCCTGCCGCGCGGGACGGGAGCCGGAGCTCTCCGTTCTCGAGCACGAGCGCTTTGTCCTGCTCTACCCTGAGATCCTGCTCGCCATGCGCGTCAACAACTTTCTCGAACGGGAGCATATCACCGTCGAAAACGCGCTCTACACCACCAACGCCACCACGGCGCTGAACCTGACGGCGGAAAACTACGGCTTCTGCTTCGTCAATGAGACCGCCGTCCACAACGCGCCGAACCGCGGCGAGCTGCTCTTCTTCGACCTCGACTCCCCCGACCTTGTCCACCCGCTGAGCGTGGTCTACAAGAAAAAGCGCCACCTTCTGCCCGCCGCCCGCGCCTTCGTCGATGCCGCGCGCCGCTTCCTGCAATCGCAGTCGTGGCGCAGCGAGTGCGACTGCCGCGTGGAGCACGGCCGTCCGGTATAGCACGGCAAAGCCCACCCCCCACGCCGCGGCGGGGGGGGGCGCTGCTGCTCTGTTTTTTTCCCGCGCCAGAATACTGGAATAAAAGCGCTCGCCGAGGCGGCTGCTCAGAAGGCCGCGCAGCGCCGTGCGCTGCTCGTCCGTCATGGCTGCGGTCGGCACAAGGTAGAGCTGATCGGCCGAAAGGCAGAGCATGAACACGCTCGAAATTTCGATGGCCGAGGCGAGCTTCGCGAGCGCGACCGTGTTGCGGAGCTTCTTCTCGGGGATCTCGACCGAAAGCTTGCCCGCGTCAAAGCGCAGAACATACTCCGTCCCCAGCAGCGACTCGTCGCTCTTGAGGTAGCGCAGCACGCGCTGCTCCTCGCGTCCGAGCAGCAAAAGCATCCAGACAAGATAGGCCGCCGCGATGTAGATTGGAAGGTAGCTCAGGGGAAAGGTACCCTGCACGGCAAGCACGGTGTAAAATGCCACCGCCAGCACGATGGCGATGCCCACACGGAAGGTATTGCGGTTTCGCAAAAACATGGCGTAGAGCGATGCCTGCCGAAACACCTTTTTATTGACGCGGTAACGGATCTCCTGAGCTTCCATGGTTCTTCTCTCCTCGCTTGGATTCTTACGCTACAGTATACCGCGCGCCGGGGGCGCGGTCAATGAAAAAATATGAGGGTCCCTTTTCGGGGCCCTCATATTCCGTATCCGGTTCAGCGGAGCTTACTTCTGCTCCTGCTTGGCCTTGTGCTTGTCCATGATGAACTTGGGGCCCTTCTCCCACTTCTTCACGTTGACGAGAAGCAGAGCGGCCGCGATCACAAGACCGGTGATGTCCGTCAGCGTGCCGGGGATGAACATCAGCAGGCCGCCGGCGATGAACACGATGCGTTCAAGCCAGTTGAGCTTCCACAGCAGCCAGCCCTGGAAGCCGGCGGACATGATGGCAACGCCGATGATCGCGCTGATGGCGACGGAGATGATCTCGCCGACGCTGCCCTGCATCATCATTGCCGGGTTGTAGCAGAACGCGAAGGGCACCATGAAGCCGGCGAAGCCGAGCTTGCAGGCCTCGACCGCCGTGGTCATCGGGTTGGTCTTGGCGATGCCGGCGCCGGCATAGGCCGCGAGGGCGACCGGCGGGGTGATGGCGGACAGGCACGCGAAGTAGAACACGAACAGGTGCGCCGTCAGCGGGGCAAGGCCGAGCTTGATGAGGGACGGAGCGAGGATGGACGCCGCGATAACATAGGCCGCGGTGGTGGGCAGGCCCATACCGAGGACGATGCAGGTGATGGCGGTGAAGACCAGAGACGGGAAGAGCATGTTATGCGCCGCCTGGATCATCATGTCGCCGAAGATAACGCCGATGCCGGTGATGGAGACCATGCCAACGACGATACCGGCGCAGGCGCAGCCGATGACGATGGACATGGCGCTGAAGCCGGACTTGACCATGGCGCTGGGGATGGTCTTGAGGGTGAAGCGCTTCTTCTTATCGAAGAGCATGACCACGGGCACCGCGCAGGTCGCCCACAGGGCGGAGTAGAGCGGAGAATACTGCGCGACGAGCAGGCAGTAGAGCAGGACCGCGATGATGAGCAGATAGATCCAGCCGTCCTTCATGACCTCGCGGCTCTTGGGAATATCCTTGGGGTCCATGAGCGTGACGTGCGCGATCTCCGTCTGGGACATAACGGCGACGGCGCAGCCCCAGTAATAGAGCAGCGCGGGAATGACCGCCGCGATGACGATGGCGATGTACTTCTGCTCGGTGAACGCGACCATCAGGAACGCGCCGGAGCCCATGACAGGGGGCAGGATCTGACCGCCGGTGGAGGCAACGGCCTCAACGCCGCCGGCGAACTGGGGCTTGTAGCCGCGGGACTTCATCAGAGGAATGGTGAACGTGCCGGTGCCGACGACGTTGGCGACGGCGGAGCCATTGATGGAGCCCATCAGGCCGGAGGCGACGACCGCGCTGAGCGCGGGGCCGGACTTGATCTTACCGGTGAGGGAAATGGCGATGTCGTTGATGAAGTCGGAGCAGCCCGAGGCCTCAAGGAACGCGCCGAACATAACGAACATGAAGATGACCGTGGCGGAAACACTCATGGTCGTGCCGAACAGACCGTCCAGGTCGGTAGCGAGGAACTTGCAGATACGCTCGAGGGAATAGCCGCGGTGCGCGATGGCCATGGGCAGATTCGGACCGGCGAGCGCATAGGCGATGAAGATGAGCGCGAGGACCGGCATGATGTAGCCGAGGGTGCGGCGGGCGCACTCGAGGACGATGATGACGAGGCAGGCGCCCGCGAAGGTCGCCATCCAGGTCGTCTTGCTCAGACGCTCGGTGAGGTGATGGACCTCGTCCTGCGCCATCCAGACGGAGACCCATGTGAGGACGACGAGGATCATATCAAACGTGCGGCAGGCGGCGCGGAAGGCCTTGCTGCCGGCGAATTTATCCTTGAAAACGTGCTTGTAGAGAGGCTGGGTGAGCAGGATCAGCGTGAGGGCGAAGCCCAGATGCACGCCGCGCTGCACGGAGTAGTCGAACAGGCCGAAAAAGCCGGTATAAATATGGAAGGAGGTCATCAGGAAGGCGACGACGGAGGCCATCATAATGAACTTGTCGCCCTTACCCTCTTCGAGAGTTCTCGCTGCTGCCAGTTCGCTGTCGAGCGAGGCGACGTCGATCTCTTTGATTTCTTTCTTATCGGACATAAACGCATCCTTTCTGTTAAGTGAGGGGTCTTAACGAAACCTTAATGAAAAGGGGGAGCCCGTGGGGGGGGTGTTGCCATCCCGCCCACAAAAATACTTTTCTCGCGGCGGGGCAGATCGTCCTTTTGATCAAGTTTTCAGAATTCCTCGATTAGATGAGGCCCTGCTCGCTGTAGTACTTCTGGGCGCCGTCGTGCAGAGGAATGGGCATCTGGGTGCAGAGGAAGCTGGGATCGGTCATGTCCTTGAGCAGGGCGTTACCGGCAGCCATCTCCTCAGTGTGCTCGTTCATGGCCTTGCACAGATCGTAGACGAGATCCGCGTCCATATCGGCGGTGACGATGATGAGGCACTTGACGCCGAAGGTGTTGGCATCATTGTCCTGACCGGTGTAGGTGCCGGCGGGGATCTTGGTCTGGATGTAGGCAGCGTTGCCCGCGAGGACCTTGTCGATCTCCTCCTGGGTCATGTCGAGGACCTGGATCTCCTTGGTGGCAGCGAGGTTCAGCTGACCGCCGATGGGCAGGCCGGCGAAGCCAAAGGCCGCGTCGAGGATGCCGCCGCCCACGGGGGCGGCGCCGGCGCCGGGGCCCGCAGTCTCAAGGC